TGGACGAGCCATTGACTGACGGGTCGGGTAATCATGTCATGAGCACGACCGTGACATTCTCGCTCAACGAGAAATCTGGACTCACCAAACTGCTCAAGCCAGTCATGGGATCGAGTTACCCAGATAAGCCAGGTCAGAATCTGGATATCAATAGTTTGCTCGATATGCGGGTCATGGTGGGTGTGACTCACTCCGTTAATGGCGATAAGACTTATGCCAACATCAGTGGCCTGACACGGGTGCCGAGAGGCATGGTGCCATTCAATCCCAGCATGGATTCATTTGTCTGGTCCTATGACGATCTTGCTGACAAACGGGTGCCTGAATGGGTTGCCAAGTTTGCGGCAGAGTGCAACGAGCTGGGTGGCAATAAGACGCCATCAAAGCCTGACTCAACCCGCACGAATGGACATGCGATTGACTCTGACCCTGACGGCCACGTTGACGGGATTCCATTCTGACATGACATCACCAGAAATCGGGGCCTTGCTTGCAAGGCTCTATTCAAAAGAGCGCAAGTGTTCGGACGAAGTCGGGGCTGAGATCTTGGCAAAATCCTTTCCAGCCAAAACCTATGCCGAACATCTTTGCGACCTGCAAAACGAGCGAGCCATTCGGGACGCCAAGAAGGCTGCCATCCGGCTCGACAATCCTGACTGGGCCGAGTGGCAAGTGATTGACGAGGTCAATTGCTACATGCCACCAGATTGGTGGGAAGGCGACTGGTACTGGGAAAATCGTTTCGCCTGGGCGGGCACTCCTTCAAGTTCAAGATTTTAAGGAACATCATGACAAAGACAGATTTAGAGTTCATCCATGACGAGATGGATCGCTTCAAAAAGCAAACCAATCCGATCCTGACAGTTTCACCAGGGGAATATCTGGACGATCAAGAATCCGCAATAGTCGAGCGGTTCGCCTTGGATGTGATCCGAGCCATCAGAGGTTTCAGAGGCTCATCCAGTCGAGTGGTTTTGCCAAAAGTCACAGCAGTGGACGAGTGCTGTGATGAGTCAGTCCCGTCAGGCCGCTGAAAGAGTTTGTGAGAGACTTTGAACTCCGGTCAATATGCGGTGAAAGCTGTGGTGATACTCATGATCTACACAATCGGGGCTTGTGCCTGAGCAGCTTTCAAACGGGATTCATGGACGGTGACCAAGCCAAGGATGGCATTTGTCGCGGCTGGGCAATAGCCCTTACCAATAGGGCTTTCGGTAGGTTCGATTCCTACACGCGACATGGCCACAGGTGTTTTCGAACAGTCCAACCTGTGGTCAGTCAGTTTCGCGTCCTCCCGCCACTGCGTTAGTGGCGGGAGGAAAATAAAATCACATCACGGAGGTTACAGCCATGTTAGTGCCACATGAAATAAAAAAAGGGAGCGGGCGTGGACGAATTGGAGTTTACTCGTGTCCACACTGCAAAACCGTTTTTGAGAGAATTGCTTGCGTTGTAAATCGAAATAACCGGATGGGGAAAAAACAGGCTTGCGGTTGCATGAACGGAAAAGCCTCAAAGCATGGAGAACACCAGAGCCCTATTTATTGGGCTTATCGAAGTATGAAAGCTCGGTGCAACAACAAAAACAACAAGTCATATCATCGCTACGGAGGGAGAGGAATACAAGTCTGTGCAGAGTGGAGTACATACGAAGCGTTTGCATCCTGGTCGAAAAGCAACGGCCATGCAGTTGGCCTAACAATCGACCGGATCGACAACAATGGGGATTACAAACCCAGCAATTGCCGATGGGTAACACAAAAAGAAAACTCGCAAAACACTTCCACGGTAAAACTCTGTCAAAGTGACGTACACGTCATACGCAGTTTGTATTTCGGGGGTTGGCCTCAACCCGATTTGGCTAAAGTGTTTCAGGTAGATTCGTCTACTGTTTCTAGGGTTGTGTGTTTTAAATACTGGTCATAAGGAGGTGTGCCATTTTAGTACTTTCCAGGAAGGTCAATGAAGTTCTTGTCATCAATTACGGTGGCATTCAGTTCAGGGTATGCGTCACTGAGATCAGGGGCGACAAGGTCAAGATAGGTGTTGAAGCTCCGCTTGAAGTCCAAGTGGATCGGCTGGAAGTTTGGGAAGCGAAACAACGGAATCACATTTCAACAGAAACGAGCAGCTCATGAGCCAGTATAATCGTTTTGTAAGTATCAACGGCGAAACATCGGAAAAGTCGCCAATTAACGCAAAAACTCAGGTGATTACACCAGCACTTGCTCTGCAATTAATTGCAGACAGTGTGAATTTTAAAAACCGCACATTAAGCCCCAACGTAATCAAAAACTACTGTGATCAAATGAAACGAGGTTTATGGAAGAGTAACGGCGAGTCACTCATTATTGACCAGGAAGGGGCCGTTATAAATGGGCAACACAGGCTTCACGCTATTATTATGGCTGATGTTCCAATAGAATTGCTAGTGGTGAGGGGTGTCAAAAGGTCAGCGTTTAACACGTTAGATAAAGGAAGAAAAAGAGTAAGTGGAGACGTGCTGTTTCTTGCTGGATACACTGAAACGCGAAGTCTGGCCGCTACGATTAATTCTGTTTATAGCTATTTGATTGACGGAGTGTTTGTCAATGCTAGATCTGGCTCTAGCCAAAATGTCTCACCAATGATCGTCGAGTTCATCGAGGAGTACCCAGAAATTGTGACCTCGCAAAAATTTATCAGTGTGGCTTCCAAAAAGGTGGGATGGTTAACTCCGCCAAGTGCTATGGGAGCACTTCACTATCTTTTTGGAATATTGGAGCCCAAAAAACGCGATAGTTTTTTTGATGAGTTCATTAAAAACCAATCGTCAATAGGTCACCCAGTCCACACGCTAATCCAATCGCACTTGTCACGACAGATTGCACTACTTATGAAAACATCACTCGAAGTTCGGTCGGCATTGTGGATCAAGGCGTGGAACTCTTACGTCCGTGGTGAAGAAATACACATCCTCAGACATTCGCCCGAAAACCATGCGTTCCCCGCAATTCACAGGCTTGACCGGCTTGCTATGAAAGCTCACGTGTTGCGTCGATTTCAAGGTGGAAAATAATCCATGAACATCATCAACGTCCCATCCGTCTACCTGGTCGGCAAACAGCTTATTGATCAGGCTGAAATGGGTCGATTTCTCGACGCCCACAATGTCCCAAAGTGGTCAACCGACGCTCCATCACACTCTGAAGAGTTAGTGGAGACTGCTGGCCGACTGTGCTATATGAGCTTTGCCAAACCGCGACCAGGCGGGAACAAGGCTTATATTAATCACATCTTGGAAGTGGGTCACGGCTCAGTTCTCGAACATGCTGTTTACTCGATGATATTCACAGGTGTATCACGGTCACTCACGCACGAGCTGGTGCGGCATCGTGCTGGGATGAGTTATTCGCAGCTCAGTCAGCGATATGTGGACAAGGTCTCATTTGTGCGTCCACCAGGTATCAAGCCGGAAAGCTCCGCTGAACTGGTTTGGACAAGCAATATTGCACTGGCTTTAGCCTCTTACGAGTCGCTGATTGAGACTCTGGAATACAACGACTTCGCAGATATCGACAATTCAACGCTCAGACGCAAACGAGCCAGGGAGACGGCTCGTTCTGTCCTCCCGAACTGCACTGAAACCAAGATCTTTGTGACTGGCAACGCCAGAGCATGGCGGCACTTCCTTGAGTTGCGTGGCTCGATCCATGCAGACGCTGAGATTCAAAGGCTGGCGATTGCTGTCCTGAAGGTGTTGCAAGCTGAATCTCCAAATCTATTTGGTGATTACAGCGTCACAGATCAAGGGATTGAAACTCAGTGGAGGAAGGTATGAGTGAAATATCCTTCATCATCCTAGGCAAGCCATCGCCATCAGGCTCCAAGAAAGCGTTTCAGCACAGCAAGACCGGAAAGATTGTTGTGGTTGATACGGCCAAAGGGAAAGCCAAGTGGCAAACCTTGTGTAAACGAGCTGCGGTTGCAGCCGTGAAGGAATCAGGCTGGAAGTGTGCATCAGGTCCGATCACCCTTTATGTCGAGTTCCGATTTGCACGGCCTAAATCGCATTATCGAACTGGAAAGAATGCGACGCTTCTCAAAGAGTCAGCACCATTTTGGCACATCCAAAAGCCTGACCGGACAAAGCTCTTGCGATGTATTGAAGACTCTTTTAAGGGTGTGTTGTGGAAGGATGATAGTCAGGTGATGTCCGGTGAGGCTTGCAAATACTGGGGAGATGTTGACGCGGCTCACGTCAGAGTTGACACAGTGGAGAAATACAGATGAAATCCAAGCGGCCTGAAATCAAGTTCTCTCGAACTGAAATGGAAGTCATGCCACAGGCTCAACTGATAGACCTGAAACGCACAGGCACCGAATACGAACGGATGCATGCGACCGCCATCTTAAATGACCGATCCGCAGGCAATACGCAAACTCACGGCTATCCAGCAATACCCGAACTGATGGCCAGTGCCAAAGGTCAAAGAAGTGTGACAGGCATCCCAGTAAAGCCGAATCGGTATTTGTCTGGATACCACCAGAACAAGAAAACCAAACACGCTTACAGAGTCAGTGAGATTGAAAAGGAGAAGGATTGATGGGCTGTCCTGATTACTATCTGTTGGCCAGTGGCCGAGAGTTTATTGACTTTGCCAACAACGAGCTGAGTGCCTGGCTGAAACCGCGAGTGAGCCATGAAGTTTATCACTGCATTGTATCTGCGATGGAGCATCGGTTCAGGTGTGGGAATAAAGAGGGTGAAGCCGAGACAGACAAAGCCGCAGAATGGTTCTGGATTACACAGGCATTTCGGACCCACGAAGGCACCGAAGGCGATCTGCCGTATCTTATGCCTGATGTTCTACCTGTGGTTCTCAAAATGGTGGATGTGGAACGAGAATTGAAAGACAAGAAAGGGAAGTCACATGATTGAGCAACGATGGTGCACGACTGATGGCACAAGCTGGACGCTCTCCCATGACAAGTATTGGGCGTCTATCGAGTTGTCTTTGGACAACACTCACTATTTTGCAAGCGTGGGAAGCCTAAAAGACAGACCGGAAGAAATGTCTTTGGAAGAGCTTAATCAAGATTACTGGAGTGGCGATTTTGACTGTCTAAAGAAAGCCAAGGCAGCATGTATTCAGCACATTACTGATGTGATTGACGACTTTACCAAGAGCTTACAGGTGTCGCCATACGAGGGCATCTTTGATCGGGAGAACTATGATGATCAATCTTGATGATATTGCTGCTCTCACAGACAGCGAAGGCAAGGCGGTTGCTCTGAGCCTTTGGAAGCGTTTGCAGGTCGTGGACAAAGCGTTTCGCGAAATGGCGGCCCAGTTTGATTATTCGGGGCTGAAGGGCGTCGAAATGTACGAGGCGTATATCGCCCTGGTCGAGTCTCAAGATAAGGAGAATGAGTGAATCAGCATATCGACTTTTCCGAAGTTGTCAGTAAGGGCAAGATCAGTCAGAAACAGGCCGAACAGGTTTCGTCTGTGCTCTCTGACTTGCTGTTTCAAGGGCTGGGATACACGCGGTTTGTGCCGAAGTGGGACGACATCGCGCAACGGATTGAGATCCTGTTCATGAGAGACGATGATCTGGGATGGTTTCGCATCACCAGCCCGTCAGTCAAGACGATTGACAGGTTCATCGCGGCTCTCCCATGGCTGGCAAGGCAGGAGCCACAGTTGGCCGAATGGAAGCAAACGAAGTTCTGAAAATCTGCCTGAAGATAAACCCGTTGCAAATGCAGCGGGTTTGTTAAAATAGGTGTGGTTATTACTTACCAGAGGCTTAAGAGATGTCAGCGGCACTTGATCGGGAAAAACTGGTTCCTGTGATTTTGGATCACATCCGCAATGGGTGTTTTGTATCTGAAGCATGTGCCGCTGCGGGTGTTGGCAAGACAACATTTCATCTCTGGTGCCGAGAGGACCGGAACTTATCGGCACGACTTAAAAAGGCCAAAGCAGAACAGCTTGCCAGCATGATCGCAAACATCAGGCAGGCTGGCCAAAAAGAGTGGGCAGCTCATGCGTGGTATCTGGAACGACGTTACCCAGAAAAGTTTGCCAAGAAAACGATTATTGTTGAGCCACGTAAAAGCGAAGATGGCGGCATTTTGGTAGAACTGCCCAAACCGGACAAAAAACGTGCCTCCGAAAACACTGCTGAAAGCAACTGACCCACAGAAAGAGTTCTGGCACGATCAAGCCAAATTCGCTGCGTTTGTGGGCGGGATCGGCTCAGGTAAGACGTTTGCCGGTGCCATGAAGGCGCTATCCATGCCAGCCAACAGCGTCGGCATGGTTTTGGCACCAACGTTTCCGATGTTGAGAACGTCCAGCCTGAGATCGTTTACAGAGATCGCAAGGCCAGCAGGGCTTATCCGGTCATTCAACAAGGCTGGTTATGAAATGTCTCTGGCAGGCAACAGGACCATCTATTGGCGAAGTGCCGACAATCCAGACCGATTACGTGGTCCTAACCTTGACTGGTTCTGGCTTGATGAAGCTGCCATGTGCGATGAGGAGACCTGGTTGATTCTGACAGGACGATTACGGGGACAAACCGGACCCAATACAGGCTGGTTGACAACAACCCCAAGAGGAACACGTCATTGGCTTTACGACTTGGTAAAAAAAGGTCAAATATCCGTTACATCTGCGGCCAGTGTGAGCAACTTCTTCAACCCTGAAGACTTCGTTTCCAGTGTCTCCACAGTTGGTTCCGCCGATTGGCAACGACAGGAACTCCTGGGTGAGTTTGTCGAACCAGGTGGAACTCTCTACAAGCGCCACTGGTTCCCGTCCATTGAGGAACTTCCCAAGGGTGAAGGATTATCCGTAAGGGCTTGGGACACCGCAGCGACCAGTGGAGGTGGTGACCACTCCGTGGGCTTGAGGATGCACAAGATTGAGCAGAAGTATTACATAGACAGCGTGATTCGTGGCCAGTGGGGACCAGACGAGCTGGACACCATCCAGAGACAGACAGCCGAGACCGATGGGCAGGACGTGACGGTCCTGTTGGAACGTGAACCAGGTTCAGCAGGAAAGCGGATCAATCAGTATACCCGACTGGCACTTGCGGAATATCATGTGGTTGAGGAGTCGCATACGGGCGGGAAGTATTCTCGCGCCATGCCATCGGCAAAGGAAGCGGCCAGAGGGGGCATGGTGCTGGTCAAAGGGAACTGGATCACATCGTTCCTCGACGAGATCGCCGACTTCAATGGTGAGGATGGTCAGACCGACGACCAGGTGGACGCACTGTCGCTGGCCTTCAATTACCTGTTCAGAAAAGTGGGTGTTTCGCTTTGAGTTTTTGTGTGGTACATTGGGTCTAACTTATTACACACGCTTAGGGTTATTACGCCATGCAGAACTACTTCCAAACGATGATGGGCAGCTTGGCCACGGGCGTGAAAACTCTGTTTTCTGGCCGTGGTGGTGGCGGATCCATCTACCCTCAGCGAGCCAGACAGATACCGTCGGCACGGTTCGACTGGCTGAGTGAGGCGGGTGACTTCAGGCAGAATCCGGTGGTCGCTCTGGGCCTCGACTGGATCATTCGCAACGTCACGTCCGTACCCATGCGCCTGTACATGACGACGAAGTTTGGTGAAGAGGTCGAGCTGGAAGGCCACCCGATCCTCGATCTCCTGAAGAAGCCAAACCCGATCTATTCCGGTCACGCGCTGGTCTCGTCGTGGATCACCGACCTGATGTGTGCTGGGACTGCTTTCAGCTACATCGCACAGACCAACTCTGGTGGTGTCGGTGAACTTTACTGGCTGGATGCTCGCCAGACGGCTCCCGACTTCCCCACAGACGGCTCCAAGTGGATGACCCAGTGGAAATACATTCCTGCCGGAACAGGTCGAGTCGAAACGTTTACTCCCGATCAGGTGATCGTATTCAAACGCGGCATCGACTCATGGAACGACCGACTTGGCTACACACCTTTGATGGCCTGCTGCCGAGAAATCGCCCTGGTCAACATGTTGGCGGGCTACACGGGCGCTATCCTCAAAAACACCGGTGTGACGAATATCGTGGTCACGCCTGTGGGCGATACTCAGATTCAGGACAAGCAACGCGACCAGCTCAAGCAGTCCATCATGGAGTCGATTGGGATCGACCAGCAAGGCTCGCCTCTGGTCTTCTCGGCTCCCGTCTCTGTCAGCAATCTTGGCACCACTCCCAAAGATATGCTGCTTCAGGATGTAGATATGCACGCTGTCGCACGGATCACCAGCGCTATGGGATTATCGCCCATGCTGCTGGGCCTGCCTGATCCCGGCAAAACCTACAGCAATTATCGTGAGGCTCAGCGAGCTGCGTGGATCAACGCGGTGGTGCCGTTTCACAACCTGATTGCCAAGACACTGGAAGACGTGCTGCTCCCACTCTATGACCCGACAGGCAGGATGTGCCTCAAGTGGGATTATGCCAACGTTGAGGCATTGGCTGAAGATCAGAAGGCGCAGGCAGAGCGGGCGGTTTCGCTCTACAAGAATGGACTGATTACCCGCAACGAGGGCCGAAGGATCGTCGCTCTGGAACCAACCGAGGACGGCGATAATTACGTTTCTGAGTCTGCTCCTGCACCTATGGCGGGCCTGAACGGTGGCGAAATCCAAAGTCAAAATCAAGCCGAAGCGACCTACTAAGTCGTCACTTCGAGCGATTGTGCCAGCCAAAGACGAGGAGCGCATCTTTCGCTCCATGTATGCGATTCTGTCGTCATTCTGGTGGCGACTCCAGCCCATCTATAAGTCTAAGTTCTCGATGGCGATGGGTCCGATCCAGAAGCGGATGCCGGAACCGATTCGCGTCCAGATCACTCACGATGTGGAAGATCCACTGATCCGGCGGTTCGTGATCGACATCGTGGGCATGTTTGACGCATCCGCCAGGCGAGCCAGAATCAAGATCGGCCAGAAGGAAGCGGACCAATGGGAGATCCGCAATCAGTCGGTTTACGACCAGATTAAAAACCATGAGATCAAGCTGGCGGCCTCCACGATCAACGACATGCAGGCGGCCACAGCAGACGAGGCGGAACGGATTCTGGACCAGATGCGAACCGAGCTGCTCGCGGGCCAGAAGGCTGGCGAGACTTTGGCATCGAAGACCGAACGACTCTCCAAGTTCTTTGCCGAGACTGCCAGACACAAGGCTCGCCGGATCGCTGTGACGGAGTCGGCCAGAGCACACAACTATGGGTATCTCGCTGGCACGGCAGATATGGAAGTGGTCACGGGTTACGAATGGATTCTGTCGGATGATGCCTGTGATGAGTGCAAGCGAATCGGCATGGTGGATGGTCGGCCACGGTTGGTCAAGAAGGGATCACCGTTTGCGACCGGACAGAGCAAAGACGAATATTATGCAACGGTCCAATGTCCTCCCCTGCACCCTGGTTGCCGTTGTGCAGTTGCGGGCGTGCTGGATGTGGATCAACCTGAGAAATGGGATGACACGGTCAGTGGGAGCCAGCCGGATAAGCCAGTTGAACCTGTCGTGCCTGAAGCAAAGCCGGACTTGGCAAAACCAATATCGGTGACCAAGCCTAAGGAATTAGCACCAGCAATATCACTTGATCCGGTGAAGCAAGCAATCGAAGACGGGAAGGCAAGAATTTTGCAAGCTGAAGTCGAGTTTGTTCAGGCGAATGGTAGCCGATGGATATCCGGTACAGAGAATCTTTTAGACCGCGTACAAGCCTACAGTGTAGGCGACATAAAAGTAGACGCTTTATTGGCGTTAGGCGATACTTTCCCAGATCACGACAAGCGGTCTTCAGGAGAATTAAGTGAACAACAAAAGCAAAAGTTGGCGAATCTTAAGTTAGCCCCCAAACCGGAAGACGCTGAGCGAAATAAGTTGATGTACAAGAACTCAGAAGCGTACTTAGGTGGTGTCCGGGACTCCGCGTTTAGTCTGCTTGAGTTACAGGACAAAGACAAAATTGGATGGTCCGATGTGCAAGGCGCTTATGAAATGGACTATTATCAAGCGTTTGGAGGAAACACTTATCGTTACAAGTCGCCTTCAAAAGAGACTGTGACGACATTTGAGCGTGTTCAAAATCGGCTAAAAAAGGTTGCAGGCTTGAGCCAAACAGACCTCTCTGGTATGCAAGTGCAGGCGGTTATTGTGGATGCAACTAAAGTTCCGACCGCACAATGCGATTCCACAAGGGGAATCATTGCTATGGGCGGGAGTAAGTCTGAGTCAACAGTCGCTCATGAGCTGGGTCACGCGATTTCTTTGGCTCGTAAAGTTGACCTCAGGCCGGGCGATGGATCAAAATACAGTAGTTCACATCTTCATCGAGGAAAAAGGTTTGATCACGGTTCAGTCAAGCCTATTGAATTTGACGCAAAAGTTCATGGAACGCCAGGTCTACTTGCCAAAGTGTCAAAGGAAGTATCAAAGAACCAGTTCTTGATCATGCCTTTTGCTACACATGACTATGGAAAAACAGTGGAATCTGGGCAATATTATTCCATGCTCAACGGGTCATATTCTGCAAAAGTCAAATCATATGGAGGAGAAAACTACGCTCCTGAGGTAGCCTCAGTGCTTGTTGAAAACTTCCACAGCGATCCAATCAAGTTTGTCCGCTTGATGCCTCGCGAATTGTCAAAACTGGTGATCGGCTTTTTAGATGGGGCTATACGATGAAAGAGATTGCAGAAATTGTGAGGTCAGGCGATTTGATCGCGTCCATTCTAGACGACTTCAAGGTGTTCTGGTCGGAGACTGGACGCAAAAAAATAAGCGAAGAACTGGCTACTTTGATCGAAGATTCAATAAATCCAGATGGGCCTGCATGTTTGGCAACAGGGCAAATCACGTATCAGTGCTTACTCTTAAAGGACGACCTAGAAAAGTATGGCGACGGTGTGACCCTGAATCTGCTGGTCAGTACAGATTATGGTGTGCAATCAGATGTGATGCTTGAATCAGACGAGGTTTGATCGCAAAACTTTTCTTTCGTAAGTCGATTTTGTTTGTTACACTGGTTTGCAACCTTATTACTTACAGGGTTGCAACATGCTTAAGATGTCAGACGTTACAGTGAAATCCAGCTCAGGCGGCTTTGAAGGCTACGCCAGCACGTTCTACACGCTGGACAAGGCTGGCGATGTGGTCATGCCTGGCTGTTACAAAGATGGCTTGAAAGAGTTCCTCGATGATGGATTCATCGGCGGGAGCATGCATAACTGGACCGAGCCTTTAGGCAAATACACGGAAGCCTACGAGGATCGTAAAGGCTTGTACGTCAAGGGACAGTTTAGCGATGTGGACGCCTCCAAACAGATGCGTACCCTCATGCGAGATGGCGTAATCAAAAAGCTGTCTGTGGGCATGGAGCCACTCCAGACCTCGATGGTCTCGCCTTACGAGCTGGAACAGATCTGGGAGAAGGCGGGTTACAAGCCTGACAAGGACGACCTGCGAAGGCTCAAATCTGCCAAGACAATCCGCCTGATCGAGAAAGCCAAACTTCTGGAGGTTTCGCCTGTGACCATTCCCGCCAACGACAATGCACGCATCATGGCTTTCAAGAGCTGGGAGTCATGCCCACCCGCATTCAAGAACTTTGTCCAGCGAGCACTCCAATCGGCTCGCCAGATGGTGGGTGCTGATCTCAAGGCTGGACGAGTTCTGAGCAGCAAGAACGAAATGAAGCTGCGGGCCATGCTTGAAGTCTTGTCCAGTGTGACCGAAGAGATCACCAACCTGGTCGGGCTGGTCAGTCAGTCCCAGATGGTGGAAGACGAGTCTGAAGAGACACCAGAGCACGAGCAGATGGAAACTCCTGAAGAGGAGCAGACTGAGGACCAGGCCAAGAAGTCAGTCCCTGCGGGAGTGGTGGAAGCGGCTCGACTGAAACTGCTGATGGAACTCTCCAAATGAGCGCAGGTCTCTACACGATCAATGACATCGAACAGGGTGCCGACTGGGCCTTGTATCTGGCATTTCAGGAAGCCAACGGGACAGCCACCAACCTGACCGGCTGCTCTCTGAGGATGAAGATCAAGACCGACTACACGAGCAACAACGGCACAACAGTCGCCAACCTGACATCTCCCTCTGGTGGGATCACGATCACATCGGCCATCAACGGCACTGTGTCTGTGGCCATGCCAGCATCCCAGACGGCCAACCTGACGGCGGGCGATTATGTGTATGACCTCAAGTTGATTTCTGCGACAGGTGCCGTGGCCTACGAAATAAGGGGCGGGGCTGCGGTCCTGCCAAGTGTGACCGAATGAGCAACTCTCTTGTCGTCCGCAAGAACTCAGGCAACAGTCTCACTATCCTGAAGTCAGGTAGTCTGAGTGCAATTGCCAGTTTGCCTCCAGCCACAAACACCACTCTCGGCGGGATCATCGTAGGGGATAATCTGACAATCACGGGCAATGGGGTGCTGTCGGCCCAGCCGGGCGGCGTTACGGCGTTTAATAATCGCACGGGTAACGTGAGTTTAACGTCAAACGATGTGACTTCGGCTTTAACGTACACGCCACTAACATCTACAACTCCTTACGGAAACATGTCGTTCACAGGTACGTCAGCGGACAGTCCCTTCAATCTTAGACTGTCAAACTCTAATGGAAGTCGTACTGTCGGGATTAATTCAAGTGCTAGCAATTATGTATATGGCAACGGAACAGTTGTTCCTTGGGGGGCTAATCTTGACGTTAACTGGGTCATCATTAACCCAAGAGCTAACGGTCAGGTAGACACTTATTACCCGTTCTTGAGGCTTTTTACAGACCGCAGTTTCCCCGATGTCAACGAAGCTGGACTTGGCTTGTATTACAATTACACGCCAAATGCAACCACTGGCCCTTACTACAATTCGTCTTTACGCGTGTACAAGACCAAACTGGAGTTTTTTGCGTCTTCGTACACATGGACTGACAACAGTGTTCTTACAAGATTTTATGCTGACACCAGATATCTGACATCCGCAAACCTTACGCCTTATTTGACAACCGCCACTGCTGCTGCAACGTACCTCACATCCGCAAACCTGACCTATGCCAACCTCACAGGCACGCCCACAACGCTGGCTGGATACGGCATCACCGATGGACTCACTTCGGCCAACCTGACACCATACCTGACGACAGCCAATGCCACGGCAACCTACGCTGTCTTAGGCCACACACACGCAATCGCAAACGTCACAGGATTGCAAACGGCACTCGATGCAAAACTTGAGTCAGCCAATTTTACTTATTCCAATCTAACCGGCAAACCAAGCACATTTGCTCCATCGGCTCACACGCACTCCATTTCTGAGGTCACAGGGCTTCAAACGGCACTGGACGCCAAACTGCCATCGGCCAACTTCACGTATGCCAATCTGACTGGCACGCCGAACCTGACGCTCTATCTGACCACCGCAAACGCATCCTCGACGTATCAGCCTCTGGGCAACTATGCCACGACATCCTGCCTGACGTTCAGCAATATTACGGGCAAGCCAACAACGCTGTCAGGCTACGGTATCACAGACGGTTACAGCACAAGCAACCCGTCTGGTTACATCACTGCTGGTGCAAACACGTTCACAGGCTCGCAGAACCTCCAAGACAACGAACTGATCCGAGCCAAACTCCGAGACTATTCCGAAACGGTTTCCAGCCCAACGATCTCAGCCGGAACGCTGGTTTTAAACCTTGAAACCTCAAACATCTTTACGGTCTCGCTCAACGCTGCCATCACCACCCTAACCATCAGCAATCCTCCTGCGAGCGGTTCCGGTGGATCATTCACGTTGATCTTCACCGCTGATGGCACAGCAAGGGCAGTCACTTGGCCTGCATCCATTAAATGGGCTGGTGGCACTGCTCCAACGCTGACATCGACATCCGGCAAGGTAGACAGCTTTGCGTTCTTCAGCAGCGACGGTGGCACGACTTGGCAAGGTTACGTTGGAGGTCAAAACTTCTGATGCTTGCCAATATCATTCGCAATCGCAAAAAGACGGCAATCGGCGGTGGAGGTGGTGGGATTGTCACGCTCCCTGTCTCCGGTGCTGCGTTATGGCTGGATGGATCTCAACAGAACACAATATTCAGCGATGCCGGCACTACGCCAGTCACAACTTCGGGCCAGTCGATTTACCAGTGGAACGACCTTTCTGGCAACAACAGGCACGCTATACAGGCAACATCTGGCAACAGGCCGACATGGATTGCACCCGCCAGCGGTCAGAATGGTTTAGGATTGGTCAGTTTTAATGGGTCAAGTTCTTATTTTTCCGTCTCTATACCTTTTTCTACGCCTTACACAGTCATGATTGCATTGAAGCAAAAACGGGCGTCGCAAGTTGACCGAATCCTAAACGCAACTGATTTGAGTAC